TTATTTTAGAATGTCATCAAGCTCAAAGCCTTTTGTCATCACGCTTACACTTGGTGATGCTTCATATTGCCAGAGCATATCTGATGAAGCATTAGACAATTTCACTTCAATACTTTCCCCTTGTTTAAAGGTGAGGGGTAAGAAATCAACAGGGGAATCATTCACATAGGCGGAAATGAAGGTGACATCCAGAGCTTGATTTGTATCATTATTTATCTTGAGTGTTAGGCTTAATGCGAGGTCAGAGAGATATTCTCTATCCATAAAGTCACGGATATTTTTTGCTAATTTATCGCTTTAAATAGTGATTTTTATAACTATAAATATTTACGTTATGTTTTATCTCTGAGCTATCATCCAATTTCCCCACAGCAATAGGGATTTCAAAACTTGCAAAAGAATTAAAGTTTTTTTGATAGCATTCTTTATAAACAGCATTATCAAAAACATTAGGAATTTTTTGTTGAATTTGAATAAGAGCATCGGAGGGCTTTCTAGAGTCTTCATGGCTAGAACATGTTGCAATTTCAACATTTAAGATACCACTTTCTACTTTAATTGGCTCATTCAATAAGGCTTTTAATGAGATATCTTTTTCTATTTCTGCTTTACATGCACATAACGCAACGATGCAACAAGAAAGTACAAGCGTTTTTTTCATTTTAGCACTCCTTACTAAGATCCTAAGCTCTGAATTAAGTTATACCTGATTCCAAATTTACTACATATTGTTTTTACGGTAAAGCATTCTTCCGTTGTCAGTTGGTAATGAGAAAAGCAATAGCTCTAACATGATAAACGATGCCGAGATGAATCCAAAAACAGTGTGTTTTTATGAAAGTAGGGGATTTTATATTTGGAATATTAAAGATAAAGAAAAAGCCGACTAAAAGCCGGCTTTATTTTTAATGCTATTTATCAATGGTGCCTAGGGCCAGCAACTGAAAATGAGATAAATCAATAGATTAAAAGAGCAGTAGTGCAATTTTGGATCATATTTTTAGGTGAATGGAAAAAATAAATATTTTTTATTTATTCACAAAAAAACGATCTAAAAATAGCGTTTTTGTGCGTTGATTTGCGTTTTTGGATCGCTAAAAATAGATCTCGATCTAGTAAGCACGGGCGGGCTTTGAATGAATTTTCTATTTTGCGTTGAAAGCGACAACTTTAGTGCGCAGGCGTGGCGAGGCTTTGACTGCGATTTTTTAAATGAAAAAAGCATTGAAAAATAAGAAAAAATAAAGTTTTAACGTTTGAATAAATGGTGTGAATGATATAATAAAGTGGGGTGATATATAACAAAATAGAGAGAGAAAGGCTCGTTTTATGGCGCAAAAAAGGCACTTTAAAAAGTGCCGATTTTATTTTTAAAATGGATCGCTAATTGTTCTGTTCAGATTCAAGCAATTTATATTTTGTAAATTGGATCACATTCTCACCCAGCCAATCATTCAATTCTTCAAGTCGTCTTTGCAACGGTTCAATCTCATTCACAAAGAAAACTTCAGCCGCTTTTTTTACATCACCAAAACCCGCCGCATTTGTCGGAATGATTCCCATGAGTTGCGGTGGCACTCGGTGCGCTGCAAGAATGTCATCACGGCTTGTATTCTTAATATTTAAGAACTCATCTTTAGCGACAACATCAGAAAGTGGAATAATTTTTAACCCATTTTCTTTGCCGTTGGGCGCATAGATAAATAAGTTTTTAAAATTGCCTTTCCCTTTTGCTTCTTTTAATTGTCTTTTAATCTCATCAATATCTTCAACACTATGAGCGGGGTCTGTCATATACATAATAAACCCAGCGTGCGCACCGTTGACATAGTATTTTCTACGAAACAACGTTGCGCTTTCATTCAAAAAAGCAGACTGCAGTGCGGATAAATAATCGGGCAATCCATAAATCTCTTGATTCACATCAGGTTTCATCAAGTGAAAAATACTATTTTTCTTGAATTCATGTTCTTGATAATAGCTAGTGACTTGAAAATAAACCCCGTCATCTTTCCCTTTTCGCATATATTTTGCGAGTGGTGAATTTAATGCAATCGGCTTGCCAAAAGCATTGCGCACCACTTCAAAATAGGCATTACCGAACACAAGATAATCTTGCACAAATTTTTCTAACTGCGTGCGCTTTAAAAGTGCGGTGGTTTTACACGTAGAAAGTAAAATATTTTTCTTCACCGTGATTGCGCTTTCATGATGAGAACTCGCCCGCAACGAACGAGCCAACCCGCTAAAATCAACGGGTGGACTATAATATTTTTCATACATCAACACTGATTCAAGATAGTTCAGAATGTCAGCACGGTCTAAAACAGGTGTCGGGTCGCCAATGCTGAACGATTCGACTTTAGTTGAATTTTCTTTAGTCATCTTTATTTCTCATCTAGTTAAATGTAAAAATTGTTGATCCGTTTTTGTGATGATTTAAGTTTTCACCAAACGGAATATTTAAAACGCAATTCATTACTGCCCAACAGATATCGCCGTGGCTCGCGTCTTTCGACCGGTCAGACACATAGGTCATTTGACGACCAGAACGGGTTAAGCGTTTTTTCACCGTCATAAAACTACTAATCACTTCTTTCCCGTCAAATTTCAATCGACGTTTTTGAATCAGATTTAACGTTTTGATGACCATTTCATTTTTTAAATCCACGTTGTAATCAAGCCCGATTGCAGCGGGATAGAATTTTTTCACTTCTTGATATACCCCTGCACCAAGCCCCGTTTTATCAATCATCATTTTCGTGACGTTATATTCTTCGGTATAACGTTGAATTTGTTTTGCTTGCGGTTCAAAGTCTAAACCGTGAAACGTCTGATAATGCAAAATGCGATAATCGCCCCCATCAACCCTAGGCGGTGCAACAATCACAAGTGCTGCACGATCGCCAGTGTGTGACGGGTCATAGCCAATCCAAACTTCACGATTACCGAATGGGCGTTTGAAAAATGGCTTGTAATCTTTCCAGTCTTCAAGACTGTCAACTTGACACAACTGCAATTCATTAAATTTAAACACGCTAGATGTATCATCAGCGAACTGGCACATATATAGTTGTTCAAATTCTTCACGTGAGTTTTCAGCAATAAGATCTTCAATATCAAATAAATTACACCCGCCCGCTTCGGCATCGTAAATATTCACAATCTGTTTCCACTGTCTATCTGCACAAAGTTTCCCAATGCGCAAATTCTCGTGAGAGATGTCAATTTCAATGCGTTCTTCTTTTGGACGTCGTTTATTAAATGATTTACCCGACCAAAATTGATAAGCATCAGAAGCGATGGTTGTTGGTGTGGAAAAGTAGGTTTGACGATATTGTTTTTGTGATGCCATTGCAGCGGCAACTTTGCGCATTTCTGCAAATTTTGGCACCCAGAAAATTTCATCAAAATACAAATTGCCGTGATAAGACTGTGCTGTCGCCGAGTTCGTGCCTAAAAAATCAATTCCGCACCGTTCGGCAGTAGGATTGTTTCGCCTTTCAGTTCAACATCAGCCGTTTTTCTCGCATAAGCGGTAATGTATGAACGAAACTGCAACGCCTGTTTTTACTTGCAGAGAGAAAAATCTGATTGCGCCCAGTCACTAACGCATCAACTAACGCTTCATGTGCAAAGTAGTACGTTGCCCCGATTTGTCGGCTTTTTAGAATGTTGCGAATACGATGTTGTTTGCCAGCATCAAACCACGTACGCTGATAATTGAACATTCCTTCAAGAAAGCCATTGATCAGCAATTCTTGTTGTTCTTCTGAAATCGGGTTTTTATCACCCGTTTTGCGTGGTCCACTATTGCGGTTTTTAATTTTAGGATTGAGATCAGTTTCGTTACCCTCACCGAAACTGTATTTTTCACACGTGCGACTTTTTCCATTTGTCGCCCGAGCAAGTCAATTTCTTTAAAATCTGCACCGCTTTTTTGTTCTTTCGCGATGAGCAAAATCATTCTGCTTTCGAGCGCAAGCTCAACACGCCCAACGGGCGCAATGTCGTCCCATTTGTCACGTTCTTTCCAACTGGAAATTGTGGAAACAGGAATATCAAGCTGACGTGATATTTCAGCAATTTTATACCCGCCAAAATACATCACTTGCGCCTTTCGTTTTAGGTCAATTTCAGGTTTGACGATGATTTCAATGTTTTCTTCTTGTTCTTGCATAACACCCTCATTTTCAATAAAGTCATCATAAGAAGAAAGCTAATACTTTGATTCATAATGATTTTGTGAGAAATGTTTTCACAATTTGAACAAATAGACCGGTAAAAATAAAACATTCAACATTGTGGCAATTTGAACAGAAAACCGAAATGGGAAAAGCTATGGGCGATAAAAAACACAATCAAAATGGTTCGTTGTCGCAACAGAAGGGGCAACAACTGACGGCCGCACAATCAATCGAGTTTGGATTGAGCAAATGGCGAAAAACTACAATCCAAAAACATATGGCGCACGCATTAATTTAGAACATTACAAAACCCGCATTTACTGGGATGATTTTGCTCACTCAAAAGCTTATGGCGACGTAATCGCACTCAAAACACAAGAAACCGAAGACGGCAAACTGCAGTTATTAGCACAGATTGACCCAACTGACGACTTAATCAAACTCAACAAAGATCGTCAAAAAGTTTACACATCAATCGAAGTTGACCCGAACTTTTCAGACACTGGCGAAGCTTATCTTGTCGGCTTGGCAGTCACTGACGAACCCGCAAGCCTTGGCACTGAAATGCTGAAATTTGCATCTCAAGCAAAAGAAAATCCGTTTACTTCACGCAAGCAAAAAGCAGAAAACTTATTCACTGCAGCAGTAGAAACGGAAATTGAATTTGAAGAAATCAAAGAAAAACAAGGTTTCAGCGTGTTTGAAAAAGTCAAAGCGTTATTTGCGAAGAAAGCAAAAACAGATGATGAACGTTTCACAGATCACCAACAAGCCATTGAGCTACTCGGTGAAAACTGCAAAGAAACGTCAGAAAAAACAACCGAACTTTCTGCAGATTTAGAAAAACACTGCGAAAAATTCACTGATTTAGAAAACACAGTGAAAGCGTTAGAGCAGAAATTTGCAGAGCTGGCAAAACAGCCGGAACAAACATACACCTCACGCCCGCAAATCACTGGTGCGGAAGGTAAAGAATATTTAACTGATTGTTAAGAAAGGTAGAACAATATGCGTAATCAAACAAAACAACTCTATAACGCTTACGTTGCTCGTATTGCACAATTAAACGAAATTGGTGTAGATGACGTAAAAGAAGGCTTTACAGTTCAGCCAACTGTTGAGCAAAAACTAAAAGAAAAGGTCATCGCTAGTTCTGCGTTTCTCGGCATGATTAACACAGTGAATGTTGAGCAAATGGAAGGTGAAATGATTGGCTTGGGCGTGGCTCAAGCAATCGCAAGCACAACTGACACTGACAGCGCAGACAGACAAACAAAAGACGTACTAAAACTTGACTCACGCAAATACAAATGCGAACAAGTAGACTTTGACACACACGTGAAATGGGCGACGCTTGATGCGTGGGCTAAATTCCCAGATTTTCAAGCAAAATTAGCAAGTCAAACCCAAAAAACTATTGCATTAAACTTGATTATGATGGGCTTTAACGGCACAAGTCGTGTAGCAACATCGCAACCATCAAGCAACACATTATTGCAAGATGTCAAAAAAGGCTGGTTGCAACAAATGCGTGATGAGCATTCAAAAGGCGTGATGAACGGTGCAAGCACTGATAACAAAGTGAAAGTGGGTAAAGGTCAAGGCACTGGCAAAAATGCGGGCAAGGGTTATGAAAACGTTGATGCATTAGTCATTGATGCAGTTGATAACTTAATCAGCGAAGTGTATCAAGATGACACTGAATTAGTCGCAATTTGTGGCCGTGGCATCTTAAACGATAAATATTTCAATATCGTGAACGGTGCAGACAAAGCAACTGAACAGCTAGCTGGTCAAGTGTTAGTATCTCAAAAACAAATGGGCGGATTAAAAGCGATTCGTGTGCCGTTTTTCCCGAAAAACGCAATTTTGATCACTCGCTTGGATAACTTATCAATTTATTTCCAAGAGGGTGCAACACGTCGTTTCATTCAAAACAACCCGAAACGCAATCGCATTGAAGACTACTTGTCTCAAAACATCGACTTTAAAGTTGAAGATTACGATTGCGCGGCATTAATCGAAAACATCACATTTGAAGATGCAGAGGGGTAATTTATGGCGAGATTATCACCCGCTCAAATTCACGTGATGCATGTCGCCGCACAACAAGCCAGTGCGGCAGACGATGAGCAATTAGAAAACTATGACGAGTACGAGAAAATGATGTTTTTACTCGCTCGTCATCAGAAAAATTTAAAAGAAATTCAATCAACTGAATTGAAAGCAGAGTATAAGCGTTCAATCTTACAAGAATTTATGCCGTGGATTGAAGGTGTACTCAAAACGGGTAACGGTAAACAAGACAACGTATTGATGACGTGGCTTGTCTGGGCGATTGACTGTGCTGAATATCATCTCGCATTACAGATTGCGGATTATGCACTACATCAGCAACTCGTATTGCCTGAACCATTCACCCGCACGCTTGGCACATTGCTTGCAGAAGAATTTGCAGATGCAGCAAAAATCGCACGCACAGCAAATAAACCGTTTGAGCTTGCTTATCTCACACGTGTTGAAGAACTCGTGCGTGATGAAGATATGCCAGATCAATCACGTGCACGTTTAATGCGTGAAATCGGCACATTGCAAGTTGAAAGCAACAAAGCGCAGGCATTAGTCGCCCTCGAGCGTGCATTAGAGTTAGATTTAAACGTGGGTGTGAAAGGCTTAGTTGAAAAACTACGCAAAGAGTTAGAAAAACAATCTAACGAAGACACCAACTAAAACGAGCAAAGCGCAACGCCAGCTGGGCGGATTAGAGAATTTACGGTTTTTAACCGCACTTTCTTCTTCAATCCTCACCCAGCTTTTTTTATACGAGAAGAAAATGAGTGACGGCACAATCTCAATAAAAATCGCACACGACTACGATATGAAGTCAGTGCAACAAGCAGTCGAACGTGACAAACAAGATGAAGAATTCATACAGAATGATGAGTTTTTCCCGAACATTGTGATCAGCGAATTTAGAAATGCATCACGACTAGATGGCACAGTCACAATCGACAGATTAAAAGAAGCGTTATTCGAATCAATCGCATCGGTGAATGATGAACTCAAAGAATTTAGAAAAAATCAACATACGCAACGCTTGCAGAAATGCCAAGTGGAATGATTGGCAATCAATCTGTGCTTGTTTATCGCTATAAACGGGCGGTCTATTGCTTAGCACTAGCGAATTTATACGAACGCTACGCAAGTTATGACACAACAAACGACGGTGAAAAGAAAATGGAATTATTGCAAGAAAGTATAAATCAGATTAGACGTGATGCACGTTTTGCAATTAACGACATTCTCGGGCGCAGACGTATCACTACGGAGTTGATCTAATGCAAGTTTACGCAGAACAAAACGACACGCTAGATGCAGTGATTTTTCGTCACATCGGCACAAGTAACGGATTATTGGAAGAAACATTGATACTCAATCCAAATCTAGCAAATCAACCAGTGCTGGAAATTGGTACTGCAGTGGTTTTACCAAAAAAACAACAACAAACAATCAAAAAAGATTCATTAAAACTTTGGGATTAAGGGATTAAAAATGGTTAAAAACGACTTAGCGGGCGCAAGCTCATATATGGGATCATTAAGCTCTTTCTTATCTGGGATCGGATTATCACTGCAAGATGTATCAAACATATTCAGTATTTTAGCGACGATTGTCGGCATTATTCTCGCAATCGGCACATTCTTTGTGAACAAGCATTACAAAATGAAAGAGCTAGAACTTAAAGCGAAAAAAATCGGGGTGGACTTAAATGAAACACGTTAAAAAACTCTTTGTATGCTCGATCGCCATGGTTGTTGCTATTGTTGCATCAAATTACAGCGATGAGATCCGTACAACCCAACGCGGAATGGAAATCATCGGCAATGCAGAGGGTTGCTACACAAAACCATATCAATGCCCCGCGGACGTTTTGACTGTTGGCATTGGAACAACAAACGCAGTTGAGAAAATAGACAGAAACAAAATCTACACGCTCGAAGAAATCGCTTACTTATTCAAAGAGGGAATAAAACAAGCAGAAAAGTGCGTAAACACACACGCAAAAGGCAAACAGCTACCACAAGGCGCATTTGAGGCCCTAACATCAATCACATTCAATGTTGGCTGTGGGAAAATGCAGAAATCAACATTATTCAGAATGGCAAAACAAGGCTACACACCGCAAATGTGCGATCAGTTTTTAAGGTGGGTATATGCTGGCGGTCAGAAACTGAAAGGCTTAGAAATTCGCAGAGAAAAGGAACGTCAACTATGTTTAACGCCGTAAACGCAAAACTAAAAATGATTTTAGGTGGGGTATTTCTCGCACTGCTCATTGCGATTGTCACCACGTCAACGCTAGCTTTTCACTTCTATGCAAAAGCAAAAACAGAGAAATTGAAAACGGAAATGTGGCAAGCGAACTACATCGCACTAAATCACAAGATTGATGAATTTTCGCAGAAACAGACCGCACTTTTTAACGAAGTGAGAACATTGCAGAAAGCAAACGAATACACAGAAAGAGAGTTAAACAATGCTATTGAAAAAAATCAAAATTGGAGCAATCAGCCTGTGCCTGATGATATTAAACGCTTGCTCAACAAAACCGATAAACCCGCCAATTCTTTGCCCGCAGACAGCAACATGCGGTGATGTGAATCTGCAGATTCACACTAACAAAGACTTAGCGCAAGCACTGCTTAAAACGCAAAATATATTGCAATTCTGTTTGTTAGAAAACAACGCATTAAAGCAATGCATTGATGATTTTAATAAAAAAGAGAAGTAAGAAATGGATAGATTCGACAAAGCACAAGAACTGGAACAAATGCAACGCGATCTCGCAATACAAAACAGAACAACATCAACACGTGCGAGTGCGTTTTTCTGTGAAGACTGCGGGGAAGAAATTCCAGAAATACGCAGATTGACAATTTTAGGTGTTTTCCGGTGTGTAACCTGTCAGACAATTTTTGAGAAAAAACAGCGAGTGTATAGACGATGAAAAACCGAATCAAATCAGAAACGTGATTGAGCAATCAAACCCCGCTTTTAAGACTAATCCTGATTTGTTGCAAGTGTATATTGATCAGGGGCAAATCATCAGTACTGGTGCGCAATCGTTGAGTTTTGAATATCAATACACACTCAATGTGATCATCACCGATTATGCCGAAGACATCGCCAAAATCATCGTGCCAGTGCTGGCGTATTTAAAAGTGAATCAGCCAGAAATCTTTGATAACCCGCAACGCAGAGAAGGGGCGTTTAAATTTGTCACGGACTTTAATAACAACAACACGTTAGATTTATCACTTGAAATCAAACTCACTGAAAGAGTCGTGCAAAAAAGCGGGGAAAACGGCGAAATTAATTTGAAGTATGCAACAGAGCCCACGTGGAACACAGAAAGTGAGCTCACTGCAGAAGAGCTAAAAGTGATACTAGAAGACAGTGTGATTTTTGATCGCGAGAAACTTTATGGCAACGATTGACGAATTTAATTCAAAGCTCACCGCACTTTTAAACAATCTTTCACCAACAGCACAGCGAGAACTTGCGCGTAAGATCGGGCAGAACCTTGCACAAAGTCAACGCAACCGCATCACAGCGCAACAAAACCCCGACGGCACACCGTTTGCACCCCGCAAGCCGCAAAAGAATTTGAGAAAGAAAAAGGGACGAATTAAGCGAAAAGCCATGTTTGCAAGACTGAAAACAGCAAGATTTTTAAAAGTCAAAACTAACGGCAATCAAGTGAGCATTGGTTTCGTCGGTAACGCTGCACACATTGCAAAAGTCCATCAATTCGGCTTGAGTTCAGAAGTGCGGACAGGATTAAATGTGCGATACGCACAGCGTGAATTGCTCGGTTTTTCTCAACAAGATCTGCAGATGATTGAAGATTTAATCATTGAACAAATAGCGATTAATTAAGAAAGGTTTTCATTATGTCGAACAATTTAGAGTTAAAAGTCACGCTTTCGGCACTTGATAAAGCAACCGCCCCATTTAAAAGCATTATTGCAACTAACAAAAAGTTAGCGCAAAGCATTGCGAATGCAAAAAAGAATTTAAAAGCGTTAGAAAATCAAAAAAAAGTCATTGCAAATTTTCAAGCATTGAAAAAGTCGGTTGCAATAAATAACGCAGAATTAGCAAAAGCACAGAACGAAGCGCAAAAATTATCTGCAAAATTCGCACAGCTTGCCACGCCAACGGCAAAAATGCGAAAGGAAATGCAACAAGCACAAGCACGCGTGAAAGCATTGAAGAATGAAAAAACAAATTTACAGCGCAAAGTCAACGAAACAAAAACAACACTTGATAAATACGGCATCAGCACGCGTAATCTTGGCAGTGCTAACGCAATGCTGAATGAAAAAATCAAGTCAGCAAACAGAGCATTAACAGAACAAAATCGACAGTTAAAACGCAACGCAGACACACAAGCACGACTTAACAAAGCCCGCTCAAGCTACGACAAAACATTATCAATGCGTGACAAAATGGCGGGTGGCGCAATGAAAGCGGGAATTGCAAGAGGTGCAATTCTTGGTGCAGAAGTGGCAATGTTAAAGCCCGCAATGGAGTTTGAAAAATCATTCTCAAAAGTGCAAGCATTGACAAGACTAGATAAAGTAAAAGATGCAGAAACAATCAAAGCATTAAGAGATCAAGCTATCAATTTGGGAGCAACAACCGCATTTTCATCATCAGAAGTGGCAGACGCGCAAGGTTATCTTGCAATGGCGGGTTTTACACCAGAACAAATTCAAGCATCATTGAAATCAGTCTTAAATACAGCGTTAGCATCGGGTGTTGATTTAGCTCGTGTTTCAGATGTTGCATCTGACATTTCATCGGGTTTTAAAATTCCAGCATCGGAAATGGGAAGAGTTGCAGATGTATTAACACTCACATTCACAACATCGAACACTTCACTTGAAACGTTATATGAAACGATGAAAGAAGGTGGACCGATTATGACATCCCTCGGTCAATCTTTTGAGAGTTCAGCCGCTATGGCAGGTTTGCTTGGTAACGTCGGTATTAAAGGTTCATCAGCGGGGACAGCATTGCAAAATATTGGTCTGAACATGATCAATAATAAACAATTGAAAAAGCTAGGTGTACAAGTACAAGATGCAAAAGGAAATATGCGTCAAATTCCAGAAATTTTGGCGGATATTAAAAAGAAAACAGACAAAATGGGAACCGCACAACGCTCAAATGTGATTAAAAATATTTTTGGGAAAATTCCAGTTGCAGCAGCAATGGAGTTGATCAGTCAAGCGGACGGTGCATTACAGAATTATGAAAACTCAATAAAAAACGCATCAGGAACAGTTGATAAAGTAAGTCAGACAATGGCGGATAACTTATCCGGTGACATTAAATCATTGCTATCGGCAAAAGAGGCCCTCGGCATCAGTATTTTCGATCAAAACAACACATTATTACGCGGTTTTACAGCATCACTTACAGAAATGCTACGCGGAATAAATGAATGGATAAAAGCCAATCCGGAACTTGCGAAAACCATTTTTAAATTAGTTACATTTACTACTTTATTTTTAGCAGGGTTGAGTGCAATTGGCTTGGCGTTGGTTGCAATTATAGGACCGTTGGCCGCTACAAAATTGTCACTTTCAATACTCGGCATTAAATTTGGGAACGTCAGCGAAAAAGGGAAGGCGATTAGTAAAATGTTTGCATCTTGGCGCAGTTTATTTAGTCGTCTCGGTGTCGGTCTGAAGTTGATAGCAAAAGGCATCATTGCACTATGGAATCCAATGACCTATTTAAGAGGGGCAATTAAAGTTATAACAGGGGCATTTAGCCTATTAATTAGAACATTAAAATTATTAAGAATTGTATTTATTACAAACCCAATAGGCTTATTCATCACTGCAGTCATTGCGGGCGCAATTTTAATCTACAAATACTGGGACCAAGTCAGTGCGTTTTTCGGTGGTTTTTGGGAAGGTCTAAAGACAGGAATGTTGCCAATTCTTGAAAAGTTCGGGCCACTTGGCGATGCGTTCGGCGTTGTTGTCGGTTGGGTAGAAAAAGCAGTGAAATGGTTCACGGATTTATTATCACCGGTGCAATCAGCAAGCGAAGACTTAGACAAGGCGGCATCAGCAGGTTATAAATTCGGGGAGTGGCTCGCAAAAGGCATTGATTTGGTCACAAAACCGCTACAGTGGGTCATCGATTCAATCAAGTGGGTCATTGATAATGTAGATAAAATCAACCCATTTTCAGATGAAAGCTTAAAAAATATGCCGAAAGTTGAAAATATTAGCAGTAATGCACCTTATCAACAACGAGCAGGGCAAATAACATCTGTAATAAATATAGCATCATATAACGGTATGCTAAAACAAAGTAAAGCAACAGGCGGATACACAGGTAGTGGAGCGAAATATAACCCCGCAGGCATTGTTCATCGTGGTGAGTTTGTGTTTAACAAAGAGGCAACCTCAAGACTTGGCACTGGCTTTCTTTCCACATTGCACAACGCAAAATCAGCCCGTGCGGGTATGTTAGCGGTCGGATTAAGTGCGGGAATTGCTAATGCGCAACCGCTCAAAATTGACAACCGTGCGCCACTTTCGGCACGAAGTGCAACAGTCGCAAGCGCACCCATGACGGTAAACATCACCATCAATGCGGGGGTAAATCAAAACGCAGACGACATTGCAAAAGCAGTTCAGCGAGAACTTGCACGCATCGAAAATCAACGACAAGCACGCAACAGAAGTCGATTAGCTGACCGTGACTAATAAAAGCACCGCACTTTCAAAGTGCGGTGATTGTTAGGCTACATTTCACAATATCAAACGTTCGAAAAGCAAAAGCAAACACTCAACAATACAATTATTTAACGATAAAGAGCGACACAATGACTGCAGATAACAATCGCAGAATAGAAAACATCATCAGATTCGGTGTGATTGCCGAAGTTGACCACACAAACTGCAAAGCAAGAGTAAAGAGCGGTGCAATTCTCACGGATTTTTACCTTTTTTGACATTGCGAACTGGCACAACGGCAACATGGTCGCCGCCAACAGTGAATGAACAATGCGTAATTTTGGCGATGAGTGGTGATTTAACCACTGCAGCGATACTAACGGGACTTTATACACAAAACAGCCCGAGCAACAGCGCAGATGAACACGTGATTACATTCGCCGACGGTGCAACGATTAAATACAATCAAGCAAGTTCAGCATTAACAGTAACAGGCATTAACACTGCACACATCACAGCACAAACAAGTGTGACTGCAGAAACCCCGAAAGTGATTTGCACGCAAGATCTCGAAGTGGGCGGAAATGTTTTAATTAAAGGTAACGCACAGATAAATGGCGGTGTGAGCGCAAACGGCAATATGCAGTCGCAAGGCTCAATCACAGCACAACAAAACATTGAATCACAAGCGGACGTTGTGGCAAGTGGCGTTTCACTCACAAGCCACACGCACCCGGGAGACAGTGGCGGAACAACAGGAACACCGAACTAATGAATAGACACACGGGCGAACTCGTAAAAGATGAGCTTGCACATATCAAGCAATCAATCAGTGACATTTTAATCACGCCAATCGGCACACGTATTCAGCGCAGAGATTATGGCAGTCAAATACCGCCACTACTAGCAAACCCCATTAATCACGCTTTACTTCTGCAGTTGTCCAGTGCGGCAGTCATGGCGTTGACAAAGTGGGAGCCACGTATACAAATCACAGCGTTTAAGCCGAAAGTAGAAGAAAGCAAAATCACGGCAACACTCGTTGCACGTCGAACAGACACACAAAAACAATTTGAATTAAACGGCATATTTTTGGGCGGTAAAAAATGAGCGAATTAGTTGATTTATCAAAATTAGAGAAACCGAAAGTCATCGAGGACTTGAGTTTTGAAAACTTACTTGCACAGAGAAAACAAGCGTTCATTGCGCTTTATCCAGAAGAAGAACGCCCGTTCTGGCAAGCTCGGTTAGCACTAGAAAGCGAGCCAATCACTAAACTACTACAAGAGAATTGCTATCTGCAGATGTTAGAACGTCAACGCATCAATAATGCTGCACACGCAACCATGCTTGCGTATGCCACAGGGTCTGATTTAGACGTAATCGCAGCAAACTTCAATGTTGAACGTTTATTAATTCAAGCTGAAAACAACGAAGTCACGCCAAAAATCCCCGCCATTTACGAAGACGACACTGCATTGCGATTGCGTGCACAATTAGCGTTCGAGGGATTATCTGTGGCGGGTCCTCGCAGTGCTTATGTATTCCACGCACTTTCTGCACACCCGCAAGTTGCAGACGTGTCAGTAGTATCACCGCAACCCGCACAAGTCACAGTGACAGTTCTAAGCAGAGAAGAACAAGGTACAGCAAGCGAGGAAGTATTAAATGCCGTGCGTAAACGCTTGAATGATGAAAACATCAGACCCATTGGCGACCGTGTAACTGTGCAGAGTGCGACAATTGAGGAATATCAAATCACCGCAAAACTACATATTTATCGGGGTCCTGAATACGAGCCAATCAAGCAGACAGCATTGCAAAATCTGAAGAAATACACAGAAGAAAAGCACAGATTAGGGCGTGATATTTCCCTTTCTGGAATCTACGCAGCATTGCACATCGAGGGCGTGCAACGTGTCGAATTAACACAGCCCACACAAGACATTGTGCTACCGAACAACAAAGCGGGCTATTGCACACAAATCAACGTGGAGCTAGTGACATCAGATGACTACTAATCAAACGCTATTGCCGACAGGTTCGACAACGCTAGAAAAACGGGCGGCACAAATTATGAAAAGTGCGGTTGAAAATCCAATTATTATTGCGGATTTAATCAACCCCGACCGTTGCCCCGTTAACTTGTTGCCTTATTTGGCGTGGGCGTTTTCGGTCGATAAATGGGACGAAAACTGGAGCGAAGAAGTAAAACGCATTGCAATTAAGCAATCATTCTTCATTCACAAGCACAAAGGCACGATTGTAGCAGTAAAGCGTGTCGTTGAGCCTATCGGCTATCTCGTTGAGTTGAAAGAGTGGTTTCAAACGCAACCGCAAGGCACCGCGGGAACGTTCAGTCTAACAGTTGAAGTGTCAGAAACGGGATTGAACGAACATACATACAACGAACTCGTTCGACTGGTAAACGACGTAAAACCAGTTTCAAGGCACCTATCACAACTCGCAATTGCAGTGTCACCGACAGGCACAATGCACGCATTTTTAGCACAGAACAGCGGCGAAATTATTAGTGTTTACCCTTAAAAATAAAGGTTAAAAAATGGCAAAACAATATTATTCAGTATTAACAACATACGGTTCGCAACAGCTAGCGACAGCAATCGCAACCCGTCAACCGCTTAACATCACCCACTTTGCCGTTGGCGACGGCAACGGGCAAGCAATCACGCCCGACGTGTCACGCACGTCACTAGTTCGCGAAGTGCATCGTGCAACAATCAGTGCAGTATCACGAGATCCATGCAACAACAAACAAGTGATTTTTGAACTGACAATCCCCGAAAATGTGGGCGGTTTTCACATTCGTGAAATGGGTATTTTCGACAATCAAAACAAACTCATTGCGTATGCAAACTGCCCCGAAAGTTTCAAGCCAACACTTTCAAGCGGAAGCGGAAAAATTCAAGTGATGCGAATGATTCTACTTGTTGAATCATCAGATGCCGTCACTATGACAGTCGATGACACTGTGATTTTCGTCACCCGTGGACAGCTCACGCCGAAGAAAATTACGGCAGAATCGCAAAACGGCGTTGACAATGACGGACATTCACACGAAATCGAAAGCGCATCAACAACAGTAAAAGGGATTGTGCAATTAACGGATGAATTGAACCTGAATAACTCAAAGTTAGCATTAACAGCAAAAGCGGGGAAAACACTTGCAGACAGAATTGCGCAAGTGATCGCTATGCTTGAAAATTACATTCCGAATAGTAAGAAATCAGATGCTGATAACAGCACAAGTTCAGACACTATTGCAACGAGTTATGCTGTTAAAAAGGTACGTGATATTGTAGAAAATCGATTTTCATCCCTCGCTAATGCGGATGGATACAAACATGTTGGTCGTTGTAAATCAGTAGAGATGTTACGCAAAGTCGTTCCCAGTAAACACGGACAGCGTATTTTGGTGGATGCGTACTATGAAGGCGGCACAAGAGGCGGTGGTGAGTTTGTGGCGGATTTGCAAGATTTAACGACAGCAGATGATGGAGGAAGTTGTTTTGTTGTGTTGAACAATACAGCACGCTGGAAACGGATATTTGATGATCGTGTGGATGTGGTTGATTTTGGCGCAAAATCAGATGAAGACGCGACAATCGCGTTTGAAAATGCGTTTAAATATGCGGGTGAGCACAAGAAGATAATTACGTCTGAAGCGTCCACTTATTTTATCAATAAGCCATTATTTCTTTCAGGTGTTGGGGGGATTGAATTAAACGGTAAGCTTTATGCGAAAATGACCCCAGAGAACAAAAGTAAACCCATTATTACTTGGGCAGAAAATGCGATAACACTCACGCAATCGCACAACAATTTTCTTAATTTGGTCATGTGGTTAGAGCCGACAGAGGATGCTCCCGCGATATGCTTAGCGGGTTTAAAATCGACCAATTTAAAGATTGGAGAAACGGGCTGTGTTCAGATTTACGCAACAACAGAGCAAACTGAGCAACAAGTTGATTTTAAAGGCGTGGAGGTTTCTTCAACGGCTTATAATCGATTTGATATTGATGTGTTATCTACTTTACACATTACAGGCAAAGGGCGGGGTTGGGTAAATGAAAATGTCATTAATGCACAACGCTTTAGAGCATTAAAAGCGGGCTTCCGGGCAGGTATACTCATTGATGGTGAGTATCGCCATAATCATAATTTAATTAGAAGAGGCAGTTTGGAGGGAGGGCAAACGATAAATATTGAAAATGGCTCAAGCAACACAATTGAGGATGCGCGTTTTGAGCGTAATCCGAAAATCCGGATGAGTTATTAACGATTTCGTTTTCGGAAAACGCCTTTTCAAACAGAATCATTGCGAGCTGGGTATCAAGTCCAGAATTCACAAATACCCCCTACGGTGTGCATTACGACATGGTGAAGGTGACGGATAAGGGAGTAGACAATGTTGTGAGTCATATACAAGAAACTTATTCAGATGAAGCGTGTTTGTTTGCCTTGTCACAAACGACATCTTTTGTCTCAACGGTCAATAAAGCGACCTTTCCCATGAAATACACAACCGATATTGAAGGGGTAAATGGTATTAAGCAGCTTATTAGTGGTAGTTTTAAACTGTTGCAAAATTACGCTGAAGTCTATAAACAAAGCCAATTCATACACGTAAGAATCGGAACGATGTTTGATTTAAGTTCAGATGCATCGCACTTCCGCTTAGGATTGGAATTGTTTGATGAAAACAAAGCACCGATTACTACAGCGTTAGATAGTCATATAAAATCAGGACAACTCAAAGTCGATGGAAACAAATACAAGATGGACCGCAATGTGAGTCATGCTAATTTTACGATTATCTCTGAGCAGGTGCGCTATGTAAGGGTGTTAATCACTTCAGGAAATGATACGGAAAACCAAGTTTTTGATTATTTACGTTTTGTGGTGCGCTATCCGAAGCACTTTATTGAAAAATCGAGAGGATATCATAATATTCAACAGCCGATTAGAAAGCGAAGCTTGTTTTATAGAGGCGTTGAAGGTGATATTGATATGGCGGAAGTGGGAGAAGGTGTAGCATGCTATAAACAAGATTTAAGTGAAATGAAAATTAACTTAGTCCGTGTTGCTTTAGTGATTAACAAGATAGTCGGGAATGTGTTAATCATTGAGGGGCTTCCTGTTTCAGGGATAAAAGAGCACACACAAGATAGCGAGCAAGGTTGGAGCTTGATTTATCCACACAATGACCAAGAGCATAAGCTTGCGGTGGAGAGAGTAGCGTTTTTGCAGAGTGAAAAACAAACCAAAATTCACATACAAGGTACTATACCGTCGGAGCTTAGGACGGGGGAGAGTATCGTGTTGATTTTAACAAAGACAAAGAAGTTAGCATGACGATGGAACGCATGTATTTGGCATGCTAAAGGTATAAAGAAGGGGCCCTAAAAAAAGATTTGTTAGTGGGCATCACTATGAAACAGAAGTGACGTACGAGTGTTATTCGTCTTCAATTCGTGACGGTGGCGTGCGTTGTAAAGAAATTGATGTTTCTGATAGCTTGAAGTGGGATTTAATCGAGCTAACTGATGTTACGGAAGCACAAGTAAAACACTATTTCAATTGTACGAAAGGGCCAAGCTTGCTAAAGAAGCAGGCATCAATTCAGGGGCATTAAGTGCTTACTTAAACGAAAACTACAAAGGCAATGTTGCAGAAATTGAAGCGAAACTGACCGCTTACTTTGGGCGACAAGCAACCTAAATAAACCACTAAAACTAAGAATTTTTTGAAGGCATAATTTTTCGCAGTTTTAATGGCTCGCAACAGCGGCTGGCTACAAGTGCGGTTTTGTATATTACATATTCACAACGGCAACAGTTAGACACAAGCGCACTTTCTTTAAACAATAGACGTCAATTTACAACACATACACAAAAAGGGCGATCTATGTCTGAAGAATATCTACATGGTGTCAAAGTCACAGAAATCAATCAAGCAATTCGCACAATTCAAAGTCTATCAACCGCAGTCATCGGTATTGTCTGTACTGCAAATGACGCAGACAATGAAACATTCCCACTCAATGAACCCGTTCTCATCACAAACGTGGCAGCGGCAATTGGCAAGGCTGGAAAACAAGGCACGCTTTCACGTGCGCTTGACGGGATTTCTGATGTAGTCAATTGCAAAGTGATTGTTGTGCGAGTGCAAGAAAGTGCGCAAGAAGACGAAGAAACAAAAGCAAGTGAAATGAACACGGCAATTATTGGCACAATCACAGAAGAAGGGCAGTACACAGGCTTGAAGGCGTTATTGATTGCGAAAAACAAATTCGGTATCAAACCACGTATTTTATGTGTGCCAAAATTCGACACAAAAGAAGTCGCCACAGAGCTTGCAAGTATCGCCGCCAAACTCAACGCATTTGCTTACATTTCATGTCAAGGGTGTAAAACGAAAGAACAAGCGGTGCAATATAAACGCAACTTCTCACAACGTGAAGTCATGCTGATCATGGGCGATTTTCTGTCATTTAATGTCAACACATCAAAAGTTGAGATTGACTATGCCGTCACTCGTGCGGCGGCAATGCGTGCATATCTTGATAAAGAACAGGGCTGGCATACGTCTATTTCAAATAAAGGCATTAATGGCGTGAGCGGTGTCACACAACCACTCTATTTTGACATTAACGACAGCTCGACTGATGTGAACTATCTCAATGAACAAGGCATCACGTGTTGCGTGAATCATAATGGCTTTCGTTTTTGGGGCTTACGCACGACTGCAGAAGATCCATTATTCAAGTTTGAAGTGTACACCCGCACTGCACAAATCTTAAAAGATACGATTGCAGGGGCGTTTGATTGGGCAGTGGATAAAGATATTTCTGTCACGCTAGTGAAAGATATTATTGAAGCAATCAATGCGAAGTGGCGTGATTACACCACAAAAGGCTACTTAATTGGCGGTAAAGCGTGGCTTAATAAAGAGCTTAACAGTGCAACGAATTTAAAAGATGCGAAGTTGTTGATCTCTTATGATTATCACCCAGTACCACCGCTCGAACAGCTAGGCTTTAATCAGTACATTTCTGATGAATACCTTGTTGATTTTTCAAATCGTTTAGCATCGTAAGGGGTAGAAAATGGCTTTACCACGCAAACTTAAATTGATGAATTTAATCATCGACGGTAACAAATATCTCGGCGAAGTCACGGAAGTGACTCAACCAAAATTAGCAACGAAAATCGAAGAATTTCGCGCGGGCGGTATGATTGGTGCGGTGGATGTCAATCTCGGGCTTGAAAAGCTCGAAGCGGAATTTAAAGCCGGGGGCTACATGGTCGAATTAATTAAAAAATTCGGCGGGTCAATCAACGGCATTCCATTGCGTTTTCTTGGCTCATATCAGCGTGATGACACAGAAGAGGTTACATCTGTTGAACTTGTGATGCAAGGTCGATTTACGGAAATTGACAGCGGAAACAGCAAAGTGGGCGATGACACCGAACAAACATTCAAAGTGCCTTTAACGTATTACAAAATCATTGTTGACGGCAAAGATTTAATCGAAATTGATATGTTAAACAGCGTGTTTGTTGTAGACGGTGTAGATAAACTCGCAGACCATCGTGCCGCAATTGGCATTTAATTAAAGAACACATACACACCACGCCCCGAGAGGGGCATTTTTTAAAGGTAAAAAAATATGACAGAAAAAGAAAAATCAACAATTAAAGTGATTGCGTTATCCGTTGCAATTCAACGTGGTGAGCAAGAAATCAAAGAAGTACAAGTGATGAAACCGACTGTGCCAGCACTCAAAGGCTTAAAAATGTTTGATGTGTTGCAAGTTGACGTCAACGCAATGGAAATCTTATTGCCACGCATTACCGTGCCGAAATTGCACAAAGCGGACTTTGCACAAATGGCAGTTGAAGACTTCACCGAACTTGCGACGGCGGCAGTGAGTTTTTTAGGGAAGAACTCGACGGAAACGGAAGAATCTTAATCGCACCAAGCGTTGAGGATGCAATCGCTGATGTCGCAATGGTCTTTCACTGGCAACCCTCGGCATTTGATGACATGACGTTTAGTGAATTGATGGAATGGCGGGAAAAAGCACGTCAGCGGGTTGAAGTTGAGAGTTAAAGAATGAAACAAAGTGCGGTGAGATTTGAACAAAATTGACCGCACTTTTTGTTTTTTAGGGGTGAGAATGTTACAAAACACAGCACTAGCAATATTAGGAATGTTCGTCTTTGCACGGTCAACAATTCCTTTTCAAACATTTGAGCGTGAAAGCAGTTGGCGACATCCGACAAATAGCATTGTGGGCGGTATGCCGAAAACGCAATTTACAGGCAAAGAGGGTGAAAAGGTCACAATTGGCGGACGGCTTGCGCCTGAAATCACAGGCGGTCGGTTTAGCATTAAAATGCTTGAGTTAATGGCAGACAGCGGGGGAAGTTTCCCGCTCATTGATGGGGCTACGTTTGAATTAGTCGGTTTTTTCGTGATTGAAAGCATAAGTGAAAGCAGAAGTGAGCTATTCGGTGACGGTGCGCCACGGGTGATTGACTTCACAATGAACTTGAAACGCACAGATGATCCGATTTTGATTGCACTAGCAGATAAAGTAATGAGTTTATTATGATAATTGATGAATTAATCAACGCAACAAATCACAGAAAGCCCGCATTTAGAATTATCGTCAAGACAAAAGACGATAAGAAAGACATTACACAGCTTGTCACTGACCGACTAATCAATCTGACGTTGACTGACAACCGAGGATTTGAAGCCGATTTGTTAGATTTGGAATTAAGCGACCATGACGGCAAGCTCGCAATCCCGCAACGCAATGCCACAATAGAAGTGGCTATCGGCTGGAAAGGGAAAGGACTAATTGAAAAAGGGGAATTTTCAGTTGATGAAATTCAGTTTAGCGGTGCACCCGACAAGTTAAATATCCGTGCAAGAAGTGCAGACTTAAAAAGCACATTGAGCGAGAAAAAAGAGCGGTCATTTCACAAAATCAAAATCGGTGAGTTAGTAAAACAGATTGCTACAGATAACAAGCTGAAAGAGATTTGTGCTGACAAATTCAAGTCACAGCTTATCGAACACATTGACCAACAGAATGAAAGCGACATCAATCTATTGAGCAGAATCGCAGAACAATATGATGCAATCGCAACAGTTAAAAATGGCGCATTGCTTTTCATTGAGCGAGGCAAAGCAAAAACGGCAAGTGGAAAAGATATACCGCAGATCACCATCACAAAGAAAAGCGGGGATAATTACACGTTCACCATCAACGAAAGCGACAACTACAAAGCCGTGCGGGCATATTGGCACAACTTAGACAACGGTAAAAAAGGCGAAGTGATCATTGATGAAAACACCGATGTGCAACGCGTAAACCGCACAACAAAGAAAGGCAAACAAAGCAAGTTAAAGAAAAACGTAATTGTGCAAACGCAACCGCTCACTAGCGACAGCGAGCAGATTAAAACCCTACGTCACACCTACAAAACAGAAGCAAGCGCAATTCAAGGCGCAAAAGCGGCATTTGACAAAATGAAACGTGGCGTGGCATCGTTCAGCTTAACTATGGCATATGGTGAACCAGAATTAATGCCAGAAATGCCAGCAGAATTGAAGGGATTTAAAACGGAAATTGATAGCAGTGACTGGATTATCACAAGCGTGACACACAACATCACGGATAGCGGTTTTACAAGTGCAGTTGAATTTGAGTTAAAGCAAGAAGAACAAGACAAGCAGTTAAAGAAAGATGAAAATTAAAAAAGGGCATTTAGCCCTTTATTAAGATTAAAGAATTAAGGATTATCAATACCACCGTTCGGGTATTTACAGCGATTTAATCTATTGTTCGCCATTGTCCACCCTTTCAAAAATCCATATTTCTGAATTGCTAAAATAGCATAGTTTGAACAGCTAGGCTCAAAGCGAAAAGCATCTCTTATTTTTTGAGGTGCAAGTCGTTGATAGAGCAGAATCAGCTGAATACTAATCCAGCGCATTAGATTTTTTCACGACGGAATGTAATGACTTTATGAACCATTGTGGTTTGTTTACCACCAGAAAAGCAACCAGCAGCTTCTTCTGTTGAGAAGTCGTCAATGCGGAAAAATTCCCAACCTTGTGCTGCATGTTCATCAACTAGTGCTTGCAGATAATCGGCAGCAGCAGTTTGAGTATTTTTTTCTGTGCAATGACGTGTGGTGCTGCTTGAATCATCTTGTATTCGTATTTCATATAAAACTCCTTAGGTGTTAAGTGGATGAATGATTTTATTTCTCAAATCATTATTTTTTTAATTTAAACGTCATATAAGCCTGATCTTTATGGGTTGGCTGCTGTGGAAAAGCAGGCACTAAAAGTTTTTCTTCAACCAATACTGATATATGTCGACCTAGTGCTGAAACAGTCATTCCAAGTAGATCTGCCAGTGCGACTTTTGCAACGTATTGCCCATCACAAAGAAGCAGTAATAATTCTTTAACTTGTTCAGGTCTTTTTTTCTTCAAATGATAAAATCTAGGATTAACAACGTTTCTTAATTGTTGTTCGTAATCTGGATTCAGTTTTTTTAAATCATCAATGACTTTACCCAAATCATTTTGGATTCGCCCTTCGTCATCTCTATACACAAATTTAATTTGTCTTGATTCAAATATAGCATTATCTTGAGTATTAGCTTGTGCGTTAGCTTGTGCGTTAGCTTGTGCGTTAGCTTGTGCGTTAGCTTGTGCGTTAGCTTGTGCGTTAGCTTGTGCGTTAGCTTGTGCGTTAGCTTGTGCGTTAGCTTGTGCATTAGCTTGTGCATTAGCTTGTGCATTAGCTTCTTTTGCTAGCTTTATTTTTACAACTCTGGAACTATAAATATCCGTAATGTCAGAATCTTTAATCCATGGCAGGACATAATATTTTTTCTTTCCTTCACCTTTACCAATTAACCAACTTTTTTTAGCGAGTTGTGGTAAAGCAAGTGATATGTCTCGTCCTGTAAAAGAGTTGCCCATATTTTCAGTAAGCAAAGCGTGATTAATCCAGCCGTTATTCAAAGCCGCATAAATTAGAATGTTTTTGTAGAGTGTTCTTTCTTGTGAGAACTCTTTCCCAAGTTCAGATTGTAACTGACGAATAGCAGATAATGTTGCTCCATCTTGTAGGGTTAAGACAAGATGTGTAGATAAATGATCTGTCCAAAGTTCTGGTTTCGTTAATAATTCTCTGACCCAGTTCGTGAATATTTTTTCAATTCCTTTTCCTTGACGCTCGCATAGACCAACTACCCTAAAAATATTATGAATAATAGCGTTTCGGCAAGTTGATTTCTGCCCATGTATTGCTTGTTCAATACTGACTAACATAGCACCTGGATTTTCAAATGTTAATTTATTTGATGTTTTGACTATCTTAAGTGTGATTTCATCATTGAAATAATCAGAATGTGTGAATAAATTCACTAATGCTTCACGCAACGCCTCTGTAATTTCATTTTCCTCTCTTCTTGTTAAATTATTTAGTTTAAAGTGACTGTTTTTAGCTACATCAAATAACAATGCGGATGTTTTTAAATAAAATTCAAATAAATTGCCATCTTCTAAATCATCACAAGTAAAGCGAGAGGAGTAACGTTCATCACCTTGGATATCCTGATAGTCAAGAAAATAATGAGGAAATAATTGACGAATGATGTGAAGTTGACCAAAAACTAAGAGCCCAGCATAAGTCAGTCCTTCTTCATTAGTTTCTAAGTTTTTTGAATAAGCATTAATTCTTTTTAAGAACGATAAATCATCAAGTACTAATAATGGGCTCGTTGAATTATAGTTTTTAAGAAATTGGCGATATTTTTGCAGCGTATGTAAGTTAATTTCATTAATACCTGTATGAGGTATTATTCTACTATCTTGGTTATTTTTAGTATAACTTGACAAATAGTTTTTTAACTCATTAGCCTTTAGTTTATGGTCACCAGTATTGAGCCGAACGTAAGAAAGTCTGGGGTCATTATTAAGATGGACTGGAATATCTGCTTTTTCTGCTTTTTTTACTCTTACAGCAATAATCTCAACAGATATATTATTTATCTGTTTTGTAATAGTTTTAATATCATTATTTGATAGATTATTAATACTGATCTTTTGCGCTCCTCTCATTTGACTAAACATATCATCAATGATTTTTTGAGAATTTGAAACGCCAGTAATAGAAAAATCCTTATCTTGCTCACTCACGCCTAGAATGATAATTCCACCTTGAGTATTAGAGAATGCACTATATGTTGCCCAAAAATCTTTTGGGAGAGAGTTTGCTGACTTTTTACATTCAAAATATAGCTTTTCTTGAATTGAGAGAGTATCTTCTAAAATATCTTCTATTTTTAACCAGAGGGAATTGAGAGTTTTCATTTTGTTTATCTCTAATATCAATTTAAGATTAAATGTTACGATACAAATAAACTTACTAATGATTTCTACAGTATTAAATAATTATTCTTTAATATAACAGTTGGGCACAATGGATTGTTAGAATGCTTTCAGTAAATGATTATTCCGGTATTTCACCCGTTTCTATCATATAAAAAAATTGATCTTCATAGATTAATTTTATGCCAAATTGTTCTGCTTTGGCTAATTTACGGGGACCAATTGTTTTTGAATTTTCGCAGGCGACAAGGTAATTAACATTAGGTGATACGTCACCAACAACGCGTAAATTATTTTCATTTGCTAATTTTATAAGCGCATCTTTTTGTGCTTTCTTAAAACCAGTAAAACAGAATGTTGTAGAATGAGTTCTTAAAGTCTTACACTGGGAGCTTAAAGTCTTACACTGGGAACTAATTAAATCAAAGAATTTGTTTTTAATCTCAATAGGAATATTATCAACAAATTCTTGAGCTTGTAGTAACGTATCAAAATATTTGATGACTCTATCTGTTCTAAAAGTTAAGTATCGTTGATAATCCTCACTCATGCCAGAAAAATAGCCATTATTTTTCTGGTTAATGTTTTTAATAAAATATGCCTTAATTTCTTTATGTGTATTTATGTAAACAAAGCATTTATCCATATGCATTCCTACAAATCCTTCGGATTAATTGGTAGTACTCTTATAAACTTACCTCGAACAACTGCGGTATTAAATAATTTTTCTGTTATATCAAAAGGCGGGTAAAGTGGGTTATCTGATAATGCACGAATGACACCTGTTGGAATGCGTTGTAATCGTTTAATGTAAGTCTCACCATTCAAATCAAATACATAAACACCTTCACCGACATAGGCGTTAACATTCACATCAACAAAGACAATATCACCTTTATTAATTGTGGGCGACATGCTGTCAGTTGGTACACTGATTAAATAAAGTCCTTGAGTTGTTTTTTTACCTACAATTTCAAGTAAGCCGTTTTCTGAAAAATAAATCGATCTAATAATGTCAGGGTAATCTTCATTGCTGAAACCGTTATAACCCGCAATGGCTGACACAGAAAGATGATCAACTTTCACTTTATGTTCTGCGTTCGGTTCACTGACAATAAGCGATGTATCTCGTGACCCTTCTCCCGTTTTTAACCAGTTAGGATCAACGCCAAGGGCGGTTGCTATTTCTAAAATGTTTTTAGGATCTCTCGTTTTGCCGTTGATGATGTCACTAATAGCGGGTTGACTAACTCCAACCATTTTTGCAAAAGCATTCTTTGATAAGCGTTTTTCTTCAAGCAAAGCTTGTAAACGTGTTGCTAAATCAGACATATATTTCTCCTTTGGTTATAAGTTATAGGCAAACTTTGAATAAAACAATAAAATATTTCTTGCAATATTTAAAGTTTGCTTATAGTATTTGTTTAAAGTTTTCTTATAAGCGGGGTTTTAATGAATAAAGCAATTGAAGAAGCAGTAAAAATTGTGGGTAATCAATCAGCTTTAGCAAGAGCGTGCGGGGTTAGTCAACCAACGGTGAATTTGTGGTTAAACGGCGGGAATATGGACGTGAAACATATCGTTTCAATCATTAAAGCCACAGACGGCAGAGTAACAGCCGAAGAAATTCGCCCTGATGTGGATTGGGCAGTGATTAAAGGCGTGAATTAGTGAAAGGTGTGTGTATGTGTCAGTGTAAAAAATGTCAAAAACAAAACCCCGACAATGCGGGGCTTATCAAAATTAAAAGCGTGGTTGTTAATCCTGTCGTGGAAAAAACATTTCAACAACCTCGCCGAATTCGTCAAGTATGTCATGGTTGCCATCGGCTAGCCTTGCTAGATGCGTCAACGCATTTTTGCGTATCTTGTCGCTTAAAGCAGCATCTTGCTCACAAAGAACAAGCAAAAGCGTTTTTAAAATCACTTGCGTTGCCGTCAGTTGATAATCTTGACGAATTAGCAATTGCGACAAGTCAAAGTACTGTTCTTCAAGAATTGCAAGGCGTTCTTCAATCGTTAGGTCATCAACACAGTCGTGTATATCGTTGTCATTTAAGTTCATCTATTTGTTTTCCAGAAGTTATTCAAAAAGGTGAACAATATATTAAAGCATTGAGTGAATTGATCAACTCATTAAAACAAGAGACTGTATGAAAATAGGTGAAGCTTTCAAAATAAGAGGGCTTGTAAAATGCCCATTGTGTGAAGGTGCGTTAAGTGTTTCGAACTCTAAAAGTGAATCATTAATTTTATTTAATGGTGATCTTGTTTGTTGTAACACTAGATGTAGAAAATTTGAGTGCAAGTTCACACTGTATTTACACGATTTTAAGACTTTTGGCGAAGCAAAAGAAACACCAGAAATTGCAATGTGGACAAAGTCACTTAAACAACAAAAGCTTGTTGACGAGCGTCAGTTAGAAATACTAACAGATTAATTTCCATTAATTTTCATTCATAAATCAGTCACCGTTTTCTTTGAAAAATTAAAGCGGTGGATTTTTTCAACCTAAATTTAAGGAATTGAACAATGATTAAACAAAAAAGAAATCAGAAAGTGACAGAGAAAAACAAGCAAAGAGTAAATGTTTTCAAACTACAACAACGTGTTGAGAGTTTAGAAAAGCAGTTAGCACTACAACTTAGCATCAACGCAAATCAAGTGAGTTTCAACGATATGCGCATACTCAATGAAGAAGTGGCTTATGAAAATATCAGAGAGTTAAAGAGCGACGTGATTGCGTTAAAACAAAACATTGTGAAACGTGCAATCAATCGTTTTTGGGCGTTTTTGGGTAAGTAAAAAAGAGAAAAGGGGGCAAATATGGCTTTCACCGATTTTCCAGTATTTGACAAAACAAGTTCAGAAGTCAACGAACAAGGCATTGCAGAAGTGCGGGCGAAAATGCATTGGGAAACTAACCCAGCCGTGCGCCAATTCAATAAATTCTATCGCGAGAACCAATCGACATTTATTGAGGTTTCAAAACGTCTAGGGTGGGAAGTCAAAGACAGTCTTGAGAAATATAGTCTTGAAGAACGCATTGAGATTGCAGAAACCATTCGTTTATTAAAGCCGTTTATTGCGGCCTTTTCTATTCCCGTGAAAATACAAGATTTTAAAAATGCCGAGGTGAAGAATGTTAGTCATCAATAAGAAATTAACGGCGCAAGGCATTGCACTGGTTGCACAGTTGCACAGCGAGCAATCACGCGCTTATACAACCCTTTGTGAGCAATATTATCACGCATTAGAAAAGGGCGATATTGAGAAAGCAAAAGCGGTTTATCAACAAATGTTGGAGCAACATCAAAAACTTTTTAAGAGTTGGTTTGAAATGAAAACAGGGGAATATCAATGGAATTAGAAGGCGTGGTAAGAGTGCTTTTTATTAGCGCGTTAGTGTTGGGAATTGTTTATGTGATGTATGTCATTGAGAAAATGGGAGAGTAAGTGATGAATTGGTATGACATGGTAATCAGTTTAGATTGCGGTTCAGAAGTGATTATTAAGCATGAAAATAACAAATATCAGTTATTTGAAGTGTTGGAATATATTGAAAATCACGACACACCGTGGAGCAAAGGGATGTCAATTAGACCGATTGGCGAAGAACACAAAGATATTAATCAGGCGTTGGGCGAATTGCTTTATTTTGCACTGAACGAATACGAAACGCTTGCATTAAATGAAATGAGTGAAGTCGTGAAAGCAACAATGAACAAGATTGAAGAATGGTTCAAGTTGCATAGTGAATATTTAGCAACGTTATAGAAAAGGAGAATGAAAATGAGCAAATTTGATTTAGCAAGAGCGTTAGCGGGGGAGCCAGTGCGTTTGCGTAATGGGTGTAAAGCGTTTGTTTTACATAGATTATCGAGTGAAGAAATCTATATCTTAGATGACACTTTTTGCCCACCTTATGAATTAGTTGGATATCGTCTTGCTGATGATGGTCAATTTGAAGGAACTCATTGTTGGACTTTAAATGGACAAAGTTACGGAGAAAAAAGTGGTGATATAGAGGAGTGTTTCGAGATAGTTGGGATGTGGGATGTATACAACACCGTAAGAGTTGAGTTACCAAAACCACTTGATGATGTTGAACTCAATCAGCGTGTTTATTTTATTACAGCAAAAGGCATTTGTTCGCAAGTTTACCAAGAAACTGAAAGCGATCTATTAATGCTTGAAGACGCCCGCTTTTTCGCAACAAGAGAAGATGCGCAAGCGTGGGAAGACTTAGCAAAACGTGTGCGAGATATGTAATGTTTGATGCCGTGTTAGACAACATTAACTGGATAGCCGATCCAGTTAAACCATTGGTGAAAGTTGAAGAAACGAAGAAAGAGCCGTTTTTCAACGTTCGCCAATGGTAAAAGCATCAAGATCACTTGACGGTATGACACCTCATCAGATTGAGTTATTCAATTTTGATGAGTTGTCATTCCCTCACGTGAACAAATATATAGCCGGTTTGCCGGATTATTTAACGAAATATTTTGTTAAACGTTACATTCGCACATTCAAAGCCAAAAGCCGTCGTGATGCGAATTTGTGGATTCGAGAAGTCATGGATAACGGGATTTTGGCGCGCGTTGAGGGCGTGATGAATCGTTACCCGATCTCAAAAATTATCAATAAAGATGACGGCACAATTTATACATTTAATCAATTTGAGGGTGGCAAACTCAAAAGAAAAACAGTGGGTTTAGATGAATTTTCTATTAATGATGTAGAACATTTTTCTAAGTCTATTGCTGCAGATATCGAAGAATTAATCATGCAGTTTGAAGACAAGTACATCAAAACAGAAGTGCAGAACGCAAGAACAGAAGAAGAAATTGACCGTATTTTTACCGCACTTTATCAAAAATGGCGTATTACACGCAGTTAAAAGGGGTAACTCCGCCATTTTATCATCAATTCAAAGAAGGCTTGCTTGACGAAAACAGAATGAATATCGCAATGGAAAAATGCGGTGTGAAAAATGGTGGTTTCGTCAGCTTTCGACTATTCGTTCGCGTATCCGTGAGCATTTGCATATTGCCGTGGGTGCGGTGCAGAAGAAAGCAAGTCCGTATGCAAGCCGTGAGGCGATTGCTGAATGGCGTTTGCAAAAACGCAAAAAATCACAGTACATCAAACAAATGGCGTTAGTGAATGAAGACGATGACGAGGAAATCATCGGACTTGATGAGATGTTTTACAAAACAGTTTCTAATCCTGCGGTGCGCCGTGCGGAACTAATGGTGCGTATGCGTGGCTTTGAAGAAGTCGCAAAACATCTTAACTATGCGGGCGAGTTTTACACATTAACTGCCCCGTCTTCTTATCATGCGGTACATTCGCACGGTGGCTTTGTGAAAAACTGGAATTTCTCAAGCCCAGCCGACACGCAAAAATATTTGTGTTCGGTATTCGCAAAAATTCGCGCAAGTTTGAAACGCCAAGGCATTAACCCATTCGGCTTTCGTGTTGTTGAACCGCATCACGACGGCACACCACATTGGCACTTGTTGCTATTCGTTGAGAAAGACAAAGTGAACGCAATGCGTGCAACGTTCAAACGCTATGCATTAGAAGAAGACGGGGACGAAAAAGGTGCAGATGAACACCGCTTTACTGCTAAGTCTATTGAATGGGAAAAAGGCTCGGCAACGGGCTACATCGCTAAATATATTGCAAAAAATATTGATGGCTATGCGTGTGATGATGATATCGATTCAGAAACAGGCGAGAAGTTAAAAGACATGAGCCGAAATGTATCAGCGTGGGCGAGAAAGTGGCGTATTCGTCAATTTCAACAAATCGGGGGTTCACCAGTGACGGTGTGGCGTGAATTGCGTCGTAAACGTGGAGGTGTGGTTGCTGGTGATGAACAGTTAACAAGACTTGTTGAAGCGGCTGACCGTGGCGACTGGGCGGAATATACATTATTACAAGGTGATGGAGTGCCGACAGTGAAACGTGATGAGTTACTGGCTCGCACTTGTTATGAAGCAAGAAAGCCAAACCAATACGGCGAAATAAGTAAAAAAATCATCGGTTTTTTTAATCAGAAAGCAATTGAATTCAAAAGAATTTTAACGAGAACAACGGTTTGGAAGTTGGTAAAAAAAGCCGTTGTTGAAGGTGCTTTAAAAAATAGCGGTCGCAGACCGCCTTGGAGTTCTGTCAATAACTGTACGGAACGAAAAATCAACACAGAGAATTTTTCACCGGATTATCAGCAATCACAATTAGAAAAAGGCGAATTATTAACCGCAATTGCGAAACGTAAAACGTGGTTAGAGAAAAACAACATTGTTTTAACGCCACAGGATCAGATGATTTTATTAATCGGCGGCAAAGTGCGGTTAAAAACTGACGAGCTTTTAATGTTTAAACATGGCGCATTGATTAAAACTGGCGTGATGAAGTGGGAGGCGTGATGAATAAAGAAACGGTGAAGTTAGAAATTTACGCGGGAACAGTTGAAGAAAGTTTGTGGGCGGTGCAGTTTTGCTTTTTTTACGACAAAGAAAAATGGGAAGAAATGACGAAAAATCAACAGATAATTGAGATTGAGAAAGAAGTCGCAAAGTGCGTGAGCGTTGAGCAAGCAATGATTGAGAATGGTCCTGATTTTTATCGTTTTGAAGTTGTGGCAGAAATCGGGAATCAGAAAAAATCGGTTAAATATGATGTGTTGAAAAAGTTATATAGTCGGCTTTATTCGTGGCAGAAGAAAGAACTGATGATGATTTATGCGAACACGTTAGTTGAGTGGAATTTGAAATGGGTAAGAGGTTAGATAAATGAGATATGCACTAGATAACTGCGATGCAGTCGATTTTTTAAAAACAATGGGTGATTCAAGCGTTGATTTAGTTATCACTGATCCACCTTATGAGTCATTAGAAAAATATAGAAAGCGTGGCACAACAACACGTTTGAAACAAAGTGCAGCATCAAGCAATGAGTGGTTCGAGATTTTCGGCAATGAGCGATTTGAAGAATTATTCACAGAAATTTATAGAGTGTTAAAAAAGAATAGCCATTTTTATTTATTCTGCGACCAAGAAACAATGTTTGTAGTAAAACCAATTGCGGAAAAAGTTGGGTTTAAATTCTGGAAACCGATTGTGTGGGATAAAGAGTGTATCGGTATGGGGTATCACTACCGTGCGAGATATGAATTTATTCTGTTTTTCGAGAAAGGAAAACGAAAATTAAATGATCTTGGTATTGCTGATGTAATTAATGTTAAGCGTATCGCGCGGGGTTATCCGACAGAAAAGCCGGTTGAAGTATCAGAAATTTTAATAAAGCAATCATCTGCAGAAAACGACGTTGTACTAGATTGTTTTATGGGGTCGGGATCAGTCGGCGTTGCTGCAGTGAAGTTAAAACGAAAGTTTTTTGGTAATGACAAAAAAGAAAGTGCAATAAATTTGGCATTTGGGAGATTGGAGGAAGTATGCAACAAACAATAACAAATGAACAACTCTTTGCAAAGTTGACAGCACTTGAATCACTACTTGCAAAGCAAAGAACTCATATTAACGAAAACAGCCGTGAATTATGGTCTGTGAGTGATATTGCGAAATACTTCGATTATTCAGACAGACATGTGCGCGGTGCAATTATTTGTGATCCAAAATTCCCAAAGCCCGTGCGGGTGCCGTCACAACGTGACATCAACAAACCTACCACTGATGCCCGCTGGTTTGCGGGGGAAGTGGTGAAGTATGCGGAAAGAAGAAAGGTGGCGTAATGGTTGTATGGGCATTATTTGATAGTGGAAATGGATGCTACACTCAAGCAGCAAAACTCTTTGATAATATTGAAATCTATTCAATAGGTATTGATATTGAAGGGAAAAATGATCACTTCATAAATTTGAATTTAGCAGATTATTCTAGAATGTTTTGAGATAACAAATTATTTGATACGCTAGACAATTTGCCAAGGCCTGATCTTATCATTGCTAGTCCACCTTGTGAGAGCTGGTCTGTCGCAAGTGCTATGTGGGGAGGTAATGCATCTTGGAAACAAGAAACAGGGGCAATTAATAAAGAGTTATCAAAGTTCACAATAAGAAATAGCGTTGATTATGATTTACCACACGTTCAATTCAAGTATGAGCGTTCTTTTCTTAATAGAATAAATGGTGAACTGTGTATATATAATACCATTCAGATTATTAAAAGATACGATCCAAAAGTATTCGTTATAGAAAATCCAAGTGCAAGTAGAATATGGCATTATATTAATGACATATTAGATTTTAGATTTAATTTTGATAACTTAACTTATTATATTAATTACAATTATCCATTGAAAAAACCTACTAAATTTAAAAGCAATATAAATCTAAATCTAAGAAGTGATAAACCGAGAACAAAACAAAATGTGAAATGGGGTGATTTTTCTAAAAATTATAATACGAGATCTAATATACCAATTGATCTAGTTAAAGATATTTATTCAAGCGTTTTTTTTCATATTAGATTAATCAAGTAAATCAATCGATTGTTTAAAAAGGATAGAATTATGATTTTGAGAGAAATTCAAGAATTATCGATAAATCTTCAAAAAATTATTGATGAGTTCAATAGAAATTGTATGCCAGAAGGATACTTTATATGTGAAGAAACTGACGGAACAATCATCATCACAGATGAAATCAGTTGTAATCAAACAATATTAATAAGAGAATTTTTAGATAAAGAAAAATTAACAAAGAAAGAAGTTATATCTTTGTTCAAAAAACATAGATTTTAAATTAATCCAACAAATCAACTACTTCTTCTATATTCGGGGCATAGTATGTATTAAGTAAAATCTTAATATCACGATGCCCTGAAATTTTAGCTAACGTCATCACATCAACTTTTTTTGCTAATCTAGATAGAGCCTCTCGGCGTGTATCATGAAAATGAAGATTAGCATCATCAAGCGCAGCAAGTTCTTTTAATGTTCTAAAATTCTTGTCTAACGTATCCGATGACATTCTGAATACACGTGAATCATAATCTGATTTGACTAAAAACAAATGATTTAAGATCTTCATTGCTAAACTAGACAGCGGAACAGTGCGAGAATGTGAGTTTTTAGAATCGGGAATAAATAATGTTCTTTTTTCAAAGTTGATATTTTCCCACGTTGTTTTGCATATTTCCCCTGCTCGCATGGCGGTTTCAATCGCGAACAACATAGCCGCACCAGTTCTTGCACGTGATGTTGTTGGTAGATAATTAAAATCATATTTAGACACATAAACAATACGTTCTATTTCTTCGTCAGTATAACGTCGCGTTCTATCTTGCCCACGTTCTGGCCTGTCGATTAACTTAATCGGGTTTTTGTTTATATATTTCCATTTCATCGCATAAGTGATGACGTTTGATAAAATATTAAATTCCCGCAAGACACTGCTTGATTGCACAGTTTTTAGTCGTTGTTCGATAAGTTGATTAAAATCATCTTCACAGAGATCAATTAAACTTTTTTTTCCTATATCCATTTCTTTGAACATATTCAATCGTGATTTTTCAGAGCGAGAGCCTTTTTTTGTGGGCGTAATCTCTTTAATATATCTATCAATCACAGCAGAAAAAGGAATGTCTGGAACATCAGTGAACGTGCCGTTTGCAATTTCTGTTTCAAGTTGCATGGCCCACATTTGTGCGGCTGCTTTCGTTTTAAAGTTTTGTGATTTTGAAATGCCCGATTTGCGAACTTGACAACGCCAACCCGATTTTATTTTTGTATAAGTAGCCAT